TTTATTAAGTGATGTGCTTTGTAATAATACCCCTCTGGTCTAGGACCTGGTACAATTGAATTGCTTGTTGTTTCTCTATTAACTGTATTGAATCTATGATTAACGTCCGCTAAAACAACCTCTTGTAATGTTGTAACATTATACTCAACAACATCGCCATAGTAATCGTTGTCTGTTATTTTAACATTAGTATCTAACGGTGTAAATGTTTGGCTTAAAGCGGTTGGGACATTATGTATCTTTTGAATTACAGGTATATTTTTTAAATACGTATTTATATTTGCTGTATTAAATACTGAAATAAATGGTGCTTCAATCCCAGAAGATACGTTGGTAAAAATTTGATTACTATCAGTTTTAACAATTGTTAAATAGAGTTCGCTTAATGGTCTACCCAAATTGTCAACTAGGTCTTCAATTGTAATATCCTCATTAAAAATAAATTCGGTTATGTCATCTGAAAATATATTTTCTGAAAATGCAATTTTAAATATTTCATAATCGTCTTGTTCTACAAGGTTGGATGATTTTGTTTTAATTTTTTTAAACTTTCTAAAATAATATTCAGATGGTGTATTGTTATACATTTTAGTCATCTTACTATTTTGGTTAAGAACTAATGTATTATAATCAATATCAATACAAAAATAATAATTTTTTTGTTTACCATCATCTAATCCAACCCTTATCACTTGGTATTCACCGTCTAAATTTGTATTCATTAACTTAACAACACCACCATTTAATAAATTATGAAATACAGGTACACTTAAAGCTGTCATTGGTTTACCACCAACAAGTACTTTTTGTTTGTCAATTATTGTTAAACCACCGTTAATCATTGGATGGTTTTTATCAGAACTATATGGATATGTTATTGTTAATTCCCAATTTTTTACTTGTTGATTTGCAATATTTGTTACATCTTGTAAAAATGAAAATCGTTCTCTTTTTGGTTCCATGTCGTAAAATAAACACAATTTAGCATTTGCAATTACTGGGTCAAAATAGCCGTACCAACCATCTATTTCTTTTAAGTGTTTTTTTATTGACTGACCAAAAGTTAAATTTGGGTCATCATCATCTAGTGTATTATTTGTAAATAAATTAGTACTAAAAACTTCCCAACAAGATTGTGTTCCTGTTGTGTTAAATAGTACATTACTTATTAGTGGATTTATTTTACCAAGTATTCTATAAAATGGACATTTTTGTCTTTCATAGTCAAATTGTTCACCTAAATTAAGTACTTTATTTATTTCGTCTGGCGGCAATAATCTGCTTGTATTGTTAATTTGAAAATTAACATACGAGTCCTTATCTACAGCTTCCTTAGATTTATACTTGTTTAATAAATTTGTAATCTTTTTATCCATGTTACGCTAATGTTATTGGTATTATATCGGTACAACCAACAGCGTCAGTAACTGTAGCTGTATGACTACCGCTTGAGAATGTTCTTTCATTTTGACTACCAGTATTTACTGGTGAATATGAATATACTGGCGATAATAATGGTAACCCACCCACAGCATTATATCTAACCAAGTATGTTGCAAATGGTGGTGTGCCAACGCTAGATACTATTGAATAGCTTCCAGCTAAAGCTATTAGCGGTCTTTGTATTACTGTTATTGGTAGGGTTATTGTACTACTTCTACAATTGTCTACTGGGTCTTCAACAAAAAATTGTAAAAGACCATAAATTATTGGTTGATATATAAACGTTTGTGGTCCTGCTGTGTTTGTACTAACCCTAATTGGAGTTCCGTCAACTAAATATGTTATTGTAAATGGAGGGCCATAAGTGCCAGCAACAATATTAAAGTTTATCGTATACTTATTTGGGTCACATTGTTTACTGTTATTATATCCATTCATATTTATCGATGGTGGTACAACTTTAATAACAGTTACCGTTTGTGTTTGTACTTGACCAGCATTATCTGTTGCTGTAACTGTATATACGCCATCGTACAAATCATCAAAGCCATTTCCTGGGTATTGTTGTGTGTTACTGTACCCGTTAGGTCCAGTAACCGTAACAGTATATGGTGTTGAACCGCCACTAACGATTGGGTTTATAGAGCCGTCGTTTGTTTGGTCACAACTAACAGGTTGTATATTTGCTGGTGGGATTGATAAAACTAATGGTGGTACTGTAGTTGCCGTTAATTGATTATTACATGTTTGCACGGGGTTGCTACTATCTGTAACCGTAAATGTATTTACGCCAGCTGGTATATTTTGTAATGTACTGTTTGCAGATGTCGTATAGGTTGATGTTGATATCCCTAATGAATTTGTTACTCTTACTGTATAAGGTGGTGTACCACCAATAATTGAAAATGAAACTATACCATCGTTGGTTGTCTGATTCCTTGGCTCTGAAAATAAACCAAATGAACATGTTAACCCTAACGGTCCATCAACAATAACGCTTTTAATTACAATAACACCTAAAGAATCTGTTGCTGTTATTGTATATTGACCAGCAATTAAACCAGTAATATTACCGCTTGTTGTTGCTGTTGCTGGGCCAAGGTTGTAATTTGGACCTACCCAAGTATATGTAAATGGAGATGAGCCACCAACAAATATAAATGAAATGGCACCGTTTGCAGAACCTATAACAGATGTATTTGTTACTGTTGTATCAATTATGTATTCATTTGCAACAGCTGGAATACAACTAGTAAAATATTTTGCATTCATTTTATCAATTGCGGTGCCACCTGGAACAAGACCAAAATACATATAATAAGAATTAGATGTTTGTGCTCCCATATCTTGTGGCATTGATGGATAAACAGTAAAATTTCTAAATGAATTATATAGTGCACCATTTGAATGGAATGGTCCGCCATCACCAAATATATTAAATGATGAACCGTTTGGTGGATTATCTAAATTGTTTACTACAATTGGCGGATAAGAGTTTATTCCAGAACCAGCAATATTTAATAATGTATATGTATCTCTAACGTACCTATTTGCACTAGTTAGTACATCTACACCTGTAGGGTCTTGTAAATCATATATTTCTTCTATTGTTACGTGTTTGTGTACTGATTGATTAATTTCTGATTCTGGAATATCAACATTTAATTCGCATAGTCTTCTAATATTCATTGCTTGGTCACCACCAAAATTAACACCCTTAGTACAACCAATGGTAAAAAACAAACCGTCAAAAAGACCGCCAATTTCAAACATACCTGTTGTAATATTACCTTCATCGTCGCCTGGTTCTGGGTCTTCTTGAATTAAAGGTGGTATTTTATACGTTGTATCTGTAATATATTGAATTATTTTAGGAAAACCTTGCCAATCACAATCAAATACAGCACCTAGATTTGTTAAATCAGTTGCAAACATTTTTCTATTACTTCCGTTTAATACTATTGGTGGATAATATAAATTACCATCATACTTTACTAGTAAACCATTTCTAAACTGGTGTGTATAATTATCATCCCTATCATTAACGGTTGTATCTGAAATTTGATTTGTTTTACATGAATTAGAGGTAGTGCCTCCTTGATAATCATTACAATATGTCTCACAAAATTTTTCTCTTTTGCTTCTTCTTCTTTTTTTATATTTTAATAAATAATAATATAATGAACCATTAACCCAATCATTATAAAAATCCAATTGATAAAGACCTAATTGGTCGGCCAAAACGGCTGAAATACAATCAGTATATGATTCAACTTTTTGTCCGTCACAACCTGGGGCAAAATATCTTTCTGGGTCGTCTGGGCACATCATTGTGATTGGCTTAATCCACTTAAACGGCCTCCAGCCAGCTATTTTTATACCTCTAATTTTACAAAGAATATAATTTAAAGAGGATACGATAAGGGCGATTAACGTTACAATATAACAAATAATTGTAAAAAATATATTGCCTTTTACATATGTTCTGTTGAATGGAAACGGTATTTTATCCCCAGTACAATCATCAACATTTTTAATACCTGTATAATGTTTATTTTTTCTACCTAATCCAGCTCTTTGTACTTTAGGTATAAAATTTTTAACAGTATATATTTTATTCCAATATAGATTAATAAAACTAGCGTCTTTAGTTGTTTTATCAAAAGTAAAATCAATATCTGTTAAATTATTGGGGTTGTGTGGTACTAGGTATTTACCTCTTGTCCTTAACCTACCAGAGCCGCCTGCTTCGTCCATACTAATCCTAAATCTAACTCTACTTCTTGTTGGTATACCGATATTTTCATCTTCAGATGGTACGATGTTACCAAATTCGTCTGTAACAACGTAATCCAAATTCATAGGTATTTGGTATGCCCATGCCCCGTTTTCATCAATAACTCTACCACCATCAACACTAAATTCTTCAATTTGGTTATCTGATGTTTTTCTTATCATTTCTAATGTACCTTCGCCTGTTACTTGTTCACAAAGTTTACCCAATCCCTTTCTTGGTCGACATCTTTTATTAACACTATTTTTTCTACTATCACCAAAATAACCACCAATAAAAATTGCGGCTGGTTTAACAAAATAATCTAAATTAAAGTCAACTCTATTGATACCGATTTCACAAGTTTCTAAATTACCCCAAAAAGGCCTAACATTTACGCCGATATTTGTGGATTTTACTTGTGGCAACATGTTTAAATTTGTGCTATCTTTAAATTTTGTAGGACTATAAAACATTTTTTGTGGTGCCCCTTGTTCAATTAAATCATATGGTCTTTGTGATACAATGCCAATGTTTGACAAATCTGCATCTATGTGTACTGTATGGTTACCTGTTGGTACGCCAAAAATCATAAAATCACCAGCATAATTTGTTTGTGTTGTAAATTTATAATATTTACAATATACTTCAGAAACAACTTCATTATCTAAAATTTCTCTTTTTGCTGGAAATGTTCCAATTGGCGTATAGCAAGAATTTTGGCTATCTGATTCTTTAGGTAAAAGATTATATCTAATACCATCACTATTTTTATCATTAGGTGTTTCATATGGGTACAATCCATATATTTCAGTATCTTCTTTATCCGCATCTGAAACTGGTATAAAAACAGAAACTTTTGCGTTTGGAACACCAAACCCATTATTTATTGTTACTCTACCAGCGATAACGCCATAATCAGAACAAAATTCACTATACGCTTGGTCTTGACTTATCTTTAATGATAATATTTCAATAAAGTCAAAATCTTGCTCTATCTTTAATGAAAGGTATTTATCTACCCCATTGGGTGTTGTTCTTATCCTTATATTTTCAGACATTAATTATTTTGTTTTAATTCAATTATATCATCTGGGTTTTCCAACTCGTACTCATAATCGTCTTCATTATCGTCATCCTCATTAAATTCATCTTCATCATCTTCATCGTCGTCCTCTTCTTCATCGTCTTTATCTAATTTTAAAATTTTTGTACCTATGTAATATAAAACAGGTACAAGATTTGGTTCTTTTGAGAAAAGAGTTAGTTTAACTATAGCAAATAAATAACCAACAAAAAGTAATGGTGTTAAAAACACCAATAAACTTAATAATATTAATATTCTAAATGTAAAATCTAATATTTTTTTACCTATAGGTCTATTAGGTTCATTTACGTTATTTTTAATATTATTAAATATTTTTTCTCCGTCTTTTCTTTTTTTGCAACTATTACAGGCCATAAATTTTTTTATTAAAATATATGCTTTTTATACCAAAAAACAAGGGTTATTTACTTCTAACTATTATATCTGTTGTTGGGTATTTTATTTCATACATTGTTGTTGCTTCACCAAATAAAGCATAATCGTTTGATATATCAATTTGTCTTGTTTCATTATCAATATATGGTTGTGTTATTTCGTTTATAGAATACTTACCACCAACTAAATTATACACTCTTAAATCAATAACATTTAATACGCCAGCAACATTATTAATTGCCTCTAATAAATTAGACAAGTAAATGTTTTGACCCATATCAAATTTATTAATATCCATATACGAACTAATTGTTGTAATAACCTGTGAAAATATTTGTGTTTGTGGATATCTTTTATCTAAAAATAAATCCACTTGAAATGATATGTTAACAATTTTTGCGTCTGAAATTTCAATATAGTCATTTAGCATTCTATAGTCAGATAGATATGTTGCAATATTACTTTTTAATGCACTTGTTGATGTGTTCGTTAATTTACCTTCGTTATCTAAACCTAAAATATATACCTTAACTTTATTTTGTTCTTCAAATACACCGCACCTAAATGGTACACCAAATCTTCCAGGCATTAATGATATTCTAGATTGATAATCCTTAATTGTTACAGCTCTATTTTGAGCTGAGAAATTATATCTAACCAAGTTTCTAATTTCTTCGACCGATGGTTCGTTTTTGCCACCTAATGCTGGTACTGGGTTGTTTACTTTTAACGAGTTTTTAACCGTATTATTAACACCTGAATCAGAACCATTGACTGTCATGTTAACTAAACCTAAGGATGTTATAGCGCCTTGACCTAAATTGGTGTCTAATCCACCACCAACTTTGTATTTCACAAATAAAGTTGTGTTTGGTGATTGTGTTATACCTAAAGATAGGTTATTAATAAAATCACCTATTTGAGCGATTAGCGTTGGATTCGTATCAAAATCTGTTAATGAACTTATGTCTTGTGTTCCACCACCAAAAATTAATTTTAAAAATCCGTTATCGGTGTATTCGGTTATAAATTTTTTATCAACCTTTATATATTTTCCTGGTCTTACGGATGGATTGTCACTTAATGCGTTAAAGTCTTCAATAAACACTTTATCTTCAGCTAGTGCGTCAACCTCATACCATTTTGCCGCTGGGTTTAAAAATTGAGAATATGTTGGTATTGTAGTATAATTTGTACCAGGCAATGCAATTACAGATTCAACACTGATAACATCGTTGTCAGGTAATATTACTTCTAAAAACGGTACAACATCAGCTGGTGTTATTGTTTTTTGATAGTATTTTGTAAAACCATTTACAGCAATTTCTCGTTTAGTTAATGTATAATTGATTAAGGTCCCATTTGAATTTATATTTGGAACAATAATTCTATTCGGTATTCCACCAATGCTAAATGGTGATGAAAAATCAACATCATATAATGTTTCAAAAACTTTACCTGAACCAGTTCCTTGAGCACCAGCTTGCATTATTGGACAATACGTAACATCAAACGTATCACCTAAAACAGGTACTGTAACACTAAAGTCTAATATTGTTACTGATGGTCGTCTACCTGGTACTTTTAAACCAAAAGTTCTAGCCATTGATAATATTGAACTTCTTTCTTGTGCATAGTCTATTTGTGTTTCTTGAAACATTCTATCTGTATTAAATGATAGCATGTCCCCAACCGCCGCATTTAATTCAAGTAACATCATACCTACTGATGCATCGTTAAAATCATTGAAGATGTCTGGATAGTATTGTCTAACCATATTGACTAAGTCTCGTCTAATATCAGCAAAGTTTCTTGATGTGTAATTAACCATTTGTGCCATAATATATTATATTTTAAACATTTATTGTAACTGAATCGGAAATATCAAAAACATTATCTGTTATTGTATATTCTAATCTTATTGTTGCAGCGTATTCGCTTTCTTCAGACTGTGTAACGGTTAAGCTAGTAATATTTAACTTTGGTAAATATTTTTTTACTGAATTTTTAACCTCGTCTTGTACAGATTCCCATGTTAGTGCGTCATTTGGTTCAAAAATATATCTAAGTATATCCGTACCAAAATCTGGGTTGTATAGTCTTTGACCTTTTCTTGTTAATAATAGATGCATTAGGTCGGCTTTTACTGCTCGTTGTTCATTATCGTTGAGCTTTATAAAGAAACCGTTTGTACTATTTTTAAAGGGGTAGTCAATATTTA